TCCGCCGGATTAGGTTTAGATGATACGGCCTGCGATGATTCATTCGTAGAATTTAGATCATTTCCTTCTTGACACCCAGTCAAACACCCGATGGCAAGGATAACCGCCAAAGCCCCACAAAGCACCCTTTTCATTGCATCTTCCTCCTTTTTCCTAGATTATAGCACGATGTGTATTCATTACACAACCCTGTCAAGAAAAAGGATTAGAGCACCTTGCTCACGTCGCCGCCGTTTAAAAGGGCCTGCTCGATAGCGTTCAGCTTTTCCCGCTCAGGCTGGGGGAGAGGAATCGCAAACTGCTTTTTCATTTTCCGGTAAAACTGCTTTTGCTCATTGCTCATTTTCGATGTGATGTCAATGCTTCGGTAACCCATGATTTCCACAATCCTGGAATCTGATTTCAGCCCCAGGAACATGGCTTTGAATTTCCACCAGTGAAGATAAGGAATATCCTGCAAATCTACGCCGTACTGCTCCAGAAAGGCCGCAAAAATGTATTCGTCGTCATAGGAATAGGAATAAATCTGCGCCCCCTTCCCGGCGCTTACAGCGCAGTTTTCTTCCTTTCCGGCCCGATAGAACCACAGCATTTTGTCAATGGCTTCCTCTATAGGCGCCGGCGGCTTAAAGCTGTTTTTTAAATCGCCCGTGTCATAATAAAGGCTCAGGGCTTTTACTGTTTTGTCCAGCTCGGAAAGGGAGGAATCCTCCATCATCATTTCAAAACGGACAGAGGCGCGAAAATCCGAATTAATCGGAACCTCCGCGCCGCCGATGGTTACCGTTTTGGGAGCCGGGTCTGTCAGGATATTCATTTCTTTGCCCGGCGCTGGGCGCGGTTTCCGGAATACTTAGCCGTGACAGCTTTCGCCATAGTTTCAAGCTCAGCCTTTTCCGCGTTAATACCGTCCACCAACTCCTGAAACGCGTTCATTGCGACTTTTAGATTCACCACGCCGTCAAAAATTTTGACCGCGGTTCCCGCACCCCAAAGCCTGTCAAACGCAGCGGCCACAGCTTCACAATTTTCCCTTACAAAACCCGCCCAGGTGTTTTCCGGAGAATTTGCGTCAATGGAAGCGATTTTTTGAAAGGTTTCTTCCATCACTCTTTGAATGAAATCCGCCTTATCAGCGTCAAAGATATCATAGTCCAGCTCTTTTCCGTTTACGGTAAACATCGGCTGTGTCCTCCTTCTTATCACACGGATTCAGCGGCGCCTGCTTCGGTGAAGGTTTTTGTAGTGGTGTTAAATTCACCGTCTACAAAGGTTCCCACGTTGTTCAGGTTGCCGGTGACCTTGATGGTCTCGCCGCCAGCGCCGGCACAGCTTGCCACCTCTACGGCTACCCTGAATTTTCTGGCCTTAAAGGTGTTTTCCTTAGAAGCTACCGGCTCGAACAATTCAACCCGAATATAATCGCGCTCCGCGTCGGCGCCGGTCAGTTCGTCCCGTCCGATCTTGTAAAGCTCCATGACCGCTTCCTCAGATTTGATCAGATCGGTGTCAAAGGGGAACTGGGGCTGATAGCCCTTCACAATGCTGGACGCGGCCTTGTCGTTGATATACGCCTTGGTGTCCAGCTGGGCGGCGGGGTTCTCGTCCAGGGTATTGAAGCCCGCACCCATCAGCGCGTAGGTTGTATCGCTGTCCCCGGGAATGCCCAAATAGTCCGCGATTTGGAACCGCATAATGGTTTCATTTGCCATAGTTATACCTCCTGAAAGTATTGAAGCCTGCACTGGATTTGATATTTTCCAGTGTCAGGCCCGGTTGTGAATAGATAGCCCGTGCTTTGGGCTTCGATTTTTTGTGGGATTTTTCTTTCCGGCAGGCTTGGAAAATTGCCGGTTCTGGTCTGGACTTCCAGCCATGCCGCCAGATTCTCATAAAATCCGCTGTTGGCAAGGTTCTGCAAAACGTCCGGTCCATAATCATTGACGGACCGGATCACAAACAGGTATTGCCGCACGCTGCTTCCGCCAATATACTGCTTTACGATCTCCGTGGCCGGGGTGGTATCGATGGAATATTCCACCTCTGGGCCTTCCGGCAGATAATCTACATTGATCGCGCTGTCTCCCATCAACGGACAGGTCAGGAAATAATCCCGCAGAGATTGAATAATAGTGTCAGCCATGCTATTTGCCTCCTGAAATCTTTTTTGCGCCCCGCAGGATTTCGTCCTTGTGGTCGATCTTCATGCGTTCGAACCACTTCGCGCCTCTCTGTGAGTCATAGGGACGGCTGACCGAAGTCCTGTAATACTGAGCGGCGGCGTAGGGGGCGATGTAATTGACTTCACCGGAGCCAACATCGGTTCCCAGTATGCCAGATTTATCCAGCATACCAGTCTGAAAAGGAACATAGGGGGAGGAAAGGCGTAAAACCTCGCTGTCTACAAACCTTTGGGTTTGGTTGAACTGGTCGCTTCTTTCAGCGCTGAAATTTTTATTCCATTCCAGCCTCGCTATGATTTTTCCGTTTTTGCCGGTTGTGGTGAAAACCGCGCCTTTGGGTGTTTCGATTTTAAAGCCTCCAGCCATCGTTATTTCCCCTCGATTCTCCAGTGCCGCATCATGGGAGTACCCCTTCGGTTGTCCCTTACCGCGGTTACCACAAAGCACTCATATTTTCCGGTTAATTGGGAAGGGCCTGTGATTTGGTCTGTCACAAGCCCTTTTACCACAAGATCGCCGTTTGATATAACAATTGCTTCCTCGGTGGGAATCCGCACGATATAGGAATCCGCCGTATTCAGTCCGGTATCCCCTACAGAAACGGCCTGCTTTCCGTACCAGTTAACGCCAGGATACTGCCTGGAAGTCCACTCCTTCAGCCGGGTTTCCTTGTTGTAGGTTTCATGGTAGATGGTGATATCCGCGTTGGTTATCATGGCATCACCTCACACAAAGGACCAGCCGGAAAACACCAGCAGGTTGACAGGGAAGGAGAGGTGACGCTTCATAACCGACAAAACGCCGGCGTTGGCTTCTGTCTGGCCGGAAAAGGAAACGCTGTATCCGTCCACGTTTTCAGACTGAATCCCGGAGGCCGCCCCTTGAAGCGTCGGTATGATATCCGCCAAATCACACTCGCACGCCGAGAGCTGCGGCCCCATTGTTTCCGCTGAGGCCGCTTGTCCCATCGTGTAATAATCAATGAGCTCAGACGCTTTTTGCGCGTTTGCCTGATACTCGCTTTCCGGAAGCTTTCCGCCCCGCTGCTGGTACTGCTGATACGTTGAGTACATTCGGGGACACCTCACTTCAACCGCCCGGAGAGGTTACCACCTTACGCACACGGGCCAGAGTGGCGTTGGTCACCTTATACCCGGTATTCATTTCCACCTGGGCCAGGGAACCAGCAAAGCGCTCGGAATCAATCACTCTGGCTACCTCAAAGTTGCTGATCACGGACAGGGCCTCGTGATAGTACATGACATACTGCACCGTGGACATATCAACCGTTTTCTGCGCGCCGGTGCTGTCATAATACTTAATAGAGCCTTGGGCGCCGTTGGCTTCCACAAAGGTCATGCCCAGCCACTGCCCCACATTTCCGGTGCTGGCGATCCGGTCATTCATGACTGGAGTGAAGTCTTTGCCGGCGGCAAGCAGGACCTGGCTGTAGAAAGCGGGAGTGCACATGACCACATTAGCCCGGCCCTTATCCTCCACGATTTCCTGGCGTGTGGCGATGATATCCTCCTTAACGTCGGTGATCGCCGTGGTTAGGGTCGCGGCGGTTCCCTCCTGGGCTAAGCAGGCAAGGCCGCACTGCATCCAGCCTTCGCGGATTTCCTGAGTTGCGGTCGAGAGGGCTTCTTCAGCCACGCCGAATTCTACGGCGGCCGCCTGTACTCCATAGATTTTATAGGAGCGCTGGAAATTGTTATTCAGCTGAATCGGAATTAAGGTATCTGATACGGCGGTGTCCGAGAAATCCCGGCCCGGAGTTCCGGATTCCACCGCGGAGGTGGTAAGCTTATGCACATAAATCTGACCCGCCGGCCCGATTTGATATTTGTCTGTGCAGGTCACGCCGGGCACCAGCACAGGGTTGTAATAAAGATTAGGCTCCAGAATACCGGAGTATCTTTCATCTACGTTTAAAGAACCGTATTTAATTGACATGGGTTATTCTCCTTTCGGGTGATAGAATGGATTGTTTTTGTACTTTTCATCAAGAAGCTGCTGCCCTGTTTTCTTGGAAGTAGGTCCTTGTCCCGGGACGGTAATGGTGGGCGCCGGTTTGTCCGGGAGGAAGGCGGAGGGATCGCTTTCCTTGTACTTGCTTAAGAAATCCTCAAAGCCCAGGACCTTATCCTCCTGTACGGGAAGCTCAGCCGCCTCCAGATCGGATAAAAACGCCTTTTTGGCGCTCTCGCTGGAAAACTTAATACCGCCTGCGGCTTCCTTCAGCAGATAGCCGCGCCGGATTTTATTGATCTTCGCGTCGGCTTCCGTTTGCGCCTGCTCAGCCTTCGTTTTCCATTCGGGGTCGTACCCCTCCAGCTTGCCGTTGGCCTCTTCAAGACGGCTTTTGAAATCGTCTCTTTCAGCAGTCAGGGTCTCGATGCTGCGCTTTTGCTTTTCAATATCCGCACCATGCAGATCCATGATTTTTTGCACGTCCTCGTCGGATAAATTGAAAGCCTTTAAATCTTCTCTTTTCATGGGAATCCTTTCTTCCATACGCTTTTTACGGGGTCGCTTCCCTTTGGCGGTCACAGTTTTACGCCATGTCCGGGGCAAATTTGGGTATAACAAAAGGCCCGCACATTTCTGCACGAGCCTTGCGCTATTAAATTTGGATATAAAAATACCACCCTGCCTTTCGGTGGGTGGTATCCTTTATTGAGGAATAATGAATTTATCTAGTTCTCGAATGGTCAAATCCAAAGGATCAATTTTCTTTTCTTTGCAATAAGCGAGAAGTTTTCGATAGTCGTAATTGGCATTGTCTTTAAACAGTGGAGAAACATATCCGCCGGCCTTATCCGCGGCATTATCAAATTCTATCATTCTTTTCATATCCTGTTCAGACATTTAAATCACTCCTTTCCAAACGTATAAAGCTTTAATAGCTTTCTGGCAGCATTTTCATCTAAAATCATTCGATATGGGTGCGGAACGCCCAGTAATTGTGCCCCTAAGGCCTTTGAATAGTGTTTTACCAGGTCTGTGTTTTTGGCGTCAAAAAAGACAAACCCACCATAACCTTTTTCCATTGACTGTTGTGCCGCAATGGCGAATAAATGTCCGCCAACTCCCAAATATTCTTTACTTGCTCCGCGGTTACTCGGAGCGCTTTCAGCAATTTGGACGTATACCGCCTTACTGCGATCTTCATATTTAAGGGCTATTAACCCTTGTGGGTTTGATTCGCCTTTTACGACTAACTTATAGATTTCGTCTTCCTTGAGGGAAGAATGCGTCCAATCAAAAAGCCAACCCTTGGCTTTCAAAGATTTCAATTCTGACTTAGCCGCTTTTTTATATGAGGTTTCGATGATTTTTCCGGTAGAAGCCTCTACAAGGCATGGGGTTAAGGAATCAATTTTTAATTGCATGCCATCACTTCCCATAATTATTATACCATCACGGCTATGCTTTTTCAACCTTTCCGCTTGCGCTCTGGCTCTCGCGGCCTGGCTTCTTCCAAACCCGTAGACCTGGCTCCTGAATTTATCCTCGCCAAGCCCTGTCTGGGTCAGAAAGTCCTTTTGCTTCGCCCTCCAGGCCGCCAGCTTGGCGCTGGCCTCCGATGTGTCCAGACCAGCCGCGTCCATCGCCAGATATTCCCGTTTCCACCGCCTGATCTGTCGCTCCAAGTATCTTTGCTGCTGGGTGGCGTCGTAGTAGGGAAGGGTTCGCCCATTGTATGTAACGGTTTTGTTCTCATATTCTCTCAGCTTAGCCCTGGAATATGCGCGCTCGGACAAGCCCTCAAAATACGGAAAAAAGGAGTGGCGGCAGTTCCAGCCGCACAGCCCCGGGCCGGTTCCGTAGCCAGTGGATTTTACGAAATCTGGATACTTACGGCTTTTCCCGGAACGGCTGAATATTCTGCCCTGCCAGTCCATGTGCTCCGGTCTGGCGCCCATGTGGGCAGTGGTTTCCACCAGGTCGCATTCCATTTCGTCGGCTCTGGCGATTTGCATTCTGGCCGCCGTTTGATTGACCCCAGTAAGGACCGCCCGACGGACAGCAACGTCCATTTTGTCCGTGTGCCCGCTGGGATATATAATTGCGTCAATTCCTGCTTTGGAAAGGCTTTTTACAGCGCTTCTTACTGCGTCTTGGTAAGAAAACGCGCCGGAGGTTATATCCATGTAGGCGGCGTCCAGAGCGTTCTCAAACTGCCTTGAGGCCGTGTCAGCCGTAGTGCTTGTCAGGTTCTCAAAAAGCCTCATGGTTTTGTCGGAGCCGGCTTTAATTATTTTCTGCAAAGCCTCACTGTCCCGCAGCGCTTTTGGGCTTAAACCAGCTGCCCGGTAGATTTGATCGTCATAATACAGCGCTTTTTCTCCGGCTTCTGCAAGCAGTTCGTTAATCTCCCCCTGGGTTTTCCCGGTAAGGCGCTGTAAATGGTATCGGATAAATTCCCGTTCCGCCCCGATCTGCTCCAGCCGCCACATCTGCCATTGGGCGGTTTCCGTCAGCGCTCCGGTTTTCGAAATGCGCCGCGCCATATCCTCCAAAATCCTGATTTCCAGGTCGGCGTAAAGCTCAACAACACGGTCGGGCAGGTGGTCGATATATTCAGGGGAGAGCATGGTTAATCACTCCCGAACAATATGTTTTCCGGCGTCTCCGGTTCTGGAAGCATGGCTTTCGCTTCCTCCTCTGATACGCCGAAATACCAGCTTGTGAGCAGTTCCGGCCTGATGTATTTGCTGTCCGCCATTGCCTTCCTGCGGGAGTATTCCACACCGGTATCCTCAAAAATGGAATCTCCATAGGTGACGGAAGGCTCAAAGGCTCCGGCTGGGGCCAGGCGGTACAGCGTTGAATATACGTCAAACCAATATAGAGCGTCGATCAGCCCGGAGGTCATGCCCCGGTCCTGCACCGCCTTGACGGTGTTGTAGGTGGTGCGGTCGTCACTGATCACCTGGGTGGCCGTTACCCTCCCGGTTTGGATATCGATATTAAAGGTCCCTTGAGAAAAACCAGTCTGCATTTCCAAAATCCGAAGCTGAGTATCAAAGATGGATTTATAATGCTCCCCCCGCAGCTCCGGCGTATAGTCCGCCCAGGGCTTATCCACAGGCATGTCGATGGTCATGTAATAGTCGCTGGCAAGCTCACGAAAAGGGATTGCGGGCTTTCCATTGATCGGGTCCTTGACCGCAACGCCCCGGTCTAATACCATGCGCCGCTTTCCGGTATCCCGTTCCCATAGAAACTGTTCGTAGGTTTTGTCCAGCTGGATAATGCTGTCCACGGCGTTGGCGTAAATGCTGATAGGGAGGGGCCCGCCGTCGATATTGTTCAGCATCGGCATTC